TGCATGGTTAGTAAAAGCAAAATTTAATTTACTTACACAAGATAAACAAGGTCGTCAGTTTGGTTTTGATACTGCTGACGGAGAGATAAAAGGTCATGTCGATGGAATTATAACGGATGGCCCTGTTGATTGGTCTTACCCGTTTTTATGGGAATGTAAATCAGCTAACGATAAAAAATGGAACGAGTTTAAAAGAAAGGGTACAAAAGAAACGAATCAAGTTTATTACGCACAGGTAGTTTTATACCAAGCTTACATGGGTTTAATGGATAATCCTGCCTTGTTTACTGTTGTAAATAAAAACACGCAAGAGATATATTTTGAAAAAATACCTTTTGATGCTAAGGTTGCACAAAGGGTGTCAGATGCGGCGGTTAATATTTTAAAAGCAACAAGCAGTGATGAGATGATGCCTAGAGTAGCAGCGAAGGCAGATAGTTTTTTGTGTAGGTTTTGTGAATTTAAAAATAGATGTTGGGAAATAAAAAATGATAAAGAGCAATCATCTGGACTTCAACCAAGTTGGAAATGATATTCCAGCACAGTTTGATGTTACAGATTTTAAAATAAGAGCGAAGGGGTCATTAAAAAGCATATTTAGTTATATGTTTCCAAATGGTCGTATACGGGGAAATGAATTTGTTATTGGTGACTTACAAGGTGCACCTGGGGACTCATGTTCATTTAATTTAGATAAAGACGGACTTGGTAGTGAATTTAATGGTGGTAATTCATTTAGTGATTTTATTGATGTATGGTCATACTCACAAAACACTTCCTTTCAAGACTCAGTAAAAGAAATATCAGAAAAATTTGGTATACCTTTACAGCATACATATGTTGAACCTGCTCAACCAACATATAAACAAGAACCAAAACAAGAAAGAGTTATAGAGCATAAGTATTTAGACAAAGATAATAAATTATTATGCACTGTTCTTCGTATTGAAATGGACAACGGAGAAAAAACTTTTAGACCTAGACTAGCATCAGGCGAATACAAAATGCCTGTCATTAGACCTTTATACAACATTCCAAACATATCTAACGCAAGTACAATCGTGTTTGTTGAGGGAGAGAAGTGCGTAGACGCACTTATGTCTAAAAATATACCCGCAGCAAGTGCCATGGGAGGGTCTAACACTAACCTTGAGAAAACGGATTGGAGCGTCTTAGAGGGCAAGAATTTAATCATATGGCCAGATAATGATGAAGCGGGAAAAAAGTTCGCTAACAAGCTCTCTCATCATTTAAACAATATATGTGCATCAGTTAAGGTTGTAGATGTTCCTGATTATAAACCAAAAGGTTGGGACGTAGCTGATGCAATAGAAGAAAATTTTGACATTGATGAAGTATTAAACACACAAGGTACAGCACCTATTAATTTGTTAAATAACTCTTTATCTGTTAAAAATTTAGTTCAAGGCAAAGCCCCAGCTTATGAATATTTGTTGGAGTCTACTTTACCTAAAGGAGTTGCAGGAATACTAGCTGCATCTGGTGACACAGGTAAAGGTATATTAACTCTAGACTTGGGCATGAAGATAGCATACGGCAAGGTAGGAATAGATACTGCTTTCGATGCTACATTACTTGATAACGGCAATGTCGTTATCTTAACAGCAGAGGATGAAAAAGATGAAATACATAGACGTATTGAAAAGTTGGATACAAACGGGCATAGGTTTAGGGAAACAGGCTGTGACTTACACATTATCCCGTTCCCAGACCATGGTGGCGTTGTACCTATCGTTGCAATCCAAAATGGTCGCCCTGTTATCACGGATGAGTGGAAACAGATTGAGCGACAGATTATGCAAATGGATAATTTGGCTCTCGTTGTCATTGATCCTCTTGCTAGTTTTATTCTAGCAGACATCAATGCAGATCCATCGCATGGTGCATTTGTAACAGGATACTTTGCAAGCTTAGCAACAAGAACAAATGCTACGTTTCTCATGGTACATCACATGACTAAGATAGACATGAAGTATCCTGTTCGCACCCCAGAACATGCTCGTAACTTAATTAGAGGTACATCAGCTCTTGTAGACGGAAGTAGATTTGCCATGGCTTTATGGCCTGCTCCTGAGTCAGAAGCTAAAACAGTATGTTTAAAAGTAGAAGAAACATTTAAAAGAAATAAAGTTATATACGGAGCCGTTGTTAAATCAAATGGTCCTGTTAACCGAGAGGTTAGAATATTTGTTCGTAACGACGAGTCGGGATTACTAGAAGGTACGTCACAAGATATATCTGTTGTAGACGAACAAGATAAAGTGCTAAGACTACGAAGTGTAGTTTATGTCATAAAAGAAGCAGCTAGGAACGGTAATCCATTTACTGTTACAGGCGAAGACGGGTTTATAGCTCGTGAGGGTGAGTTACCACCAGAATTGAAAGGAGTATCACAAAGTACATTCAGAAGATATGTATCAGAACTTATTGACGACAGAAAAATAGTCCGTGCAAGACTTAAAGAAAATACAGGTCAAGCTAAGTATTTAGATGTGCCTGATGGACCATTTGCTCATGGTTTTGGTGAGTTAAGAGCAGGTAAAGTTACCTAGCTAAAGGGTTGTCATTATCACCAAGCTTATCAATCCTGTCCTCTGTTCTATCTAATCTTTTTTCTAAGTTGTCGACTTTTGTTGTTAGCTCAGCGATAGACTCTTGTAAGGGGGCAATGTTTACAGTCTTAATTTTCTTTTTCTCAATGTTGTCAAGACGTAAATTAAACTGTCCCCAAGTGTAAAAACCGCCTCCAATGGCCGTGATCACCCCTACTATGGTAATGTACTGTTGAAGTTTTCCAAGTATATTTTTCATTTTATTTTCCTCATTGCTATTGACATTATTTCTTTCCTATATAGAGACCGAACCAAGCTGCACCCGCACCTACAATAACAGATACAAACGCAGATTGAGAGTTAGTAGGGTCTGGCAATGTCATAAACCAGTCGCAAGTTTTGTAAAACATGATGCCATACAATGTTATTAGTATGCGTGGAAAAACTCTCCACTTATCAAAACCTTCTGGGTTGTTATACCAAGACCTTCTTTCTACTTCGACTACCTTTACTTCTTCGGTCATCTAAAAAACTCCATGTTTTGTGTGCCTATTATATTAGATTGTTGATCTAAGTTTGTGTTAACTAGGCCATTATAGTTATTTATATTATCATCTAAACTTACATTTGCATATATAGTTCTAGGCTCGTACCAATTAGCTCCGTCAGGTATGTTCATGTTTTGATAATCATTAAAGCCAGGAGAGTAACCCATAAATGCAAGTAAGTTAGCCTGTCCTTGTACATTATATTCACCAGACTCACTTTGGCTTCGTTGGTTTTCTTCCTGTTGAGCCTGTATATTTTGACTTACAATATCCTCTGCAATTTGATCAGCTTCTGATGAAGTCATCACAGACGAGGTAACACTTTGTATTTGGTTCTCCATCGTCGTTACTTGCACCTCAGCCATCGCTACAGACGGTGTATTATCCATAGAAGGCATAGGAAGTATCTCAATAGATTGCAGCACATTATTAGTCTCTACCTGCGCACTAGCAATTTGATTAGAAACAGTAGGTGAACTAACGTTCCCTACGTTTACATTAGAGGCATCAACAGTTGAGTTAGATCCGTTATTAGAACTAGAATAACTATTAGCTACGATAGATGATACAACATCATTTATATTAGCGTTAACTGTTCTAACGTTACGTCTTACATTTCTTCTCTCAAGTGTTTCTTCTGTTTCTTCGTTTATTTCTTCAGGAGTTATATCGTCAATAGATTCGTCTAAGGCTTCTTCCTCTTCCTCTATTGCCTCCTCCTCATCAAACAACTCTTCTTCAACTACCTCTTCTACAAATACTAAAAAATCTTCTTCCATTCTTTCTTCAAAAACATCAAATTCTTCAATTATTTCAATATCTTGAGTTACTTCTATTATTTCTATTTCTTCCAAGTCCGGGAGAGCATCCACAAGCTCAACATCAAACTCACTATCAATATATATAGATAATGGGTCATTCTCTAATTCGTACTCTTGATCAAGTTCAGTATCGTAAATGACAATAGTGCTATCATAATAATAATCATCGTCACTCCAAACACCATCATCGTCAAGACCAGACGTAGTGGCGAAAGTAAACTGATCTTCTTGGTCGTCAAATCCATAATATGTTTCGTCTTGGTCATATCCAAATATTATATCTTCATCTACACCATAAAGAAAGTCATCGTCTTCAAAATCATTCGTTAAATCATAGACATCACAAAGTTCTGAGTAAGAAGAGTCGACTAAACATTCAGAGGAAAGGTTACTAAACGATTCATCTACAACTTCTGCTGTAGTAACACTAAAATCATCTGTCTCAATGTATGTGGTACTATTGTTGTCTTCATATCTTAAATACGTCACGGCCTCGTTGTTGCCTTGAACTCCGATGGAAATATCGTGTGTCTTTATCTGAATTTTATCGTATCTGAACTGAATTTCATTTGTACCTTCATATAAAATAGCTTCAAAGGTATTTTGTAATTGATTGCTATATTCTTTTGCGTTGTACCATCCAATAACAAAGTATTGGTCTGTATCAGATGTGTTGCCAAATGTCTGAATATAAGGATTTCGAGTACCGTTTCTATTAATTAAATCCGTCCACATTGGAAATACGCTGTAATTGAACGAACTTGCTGGTAACGTTTCGGATAAGTAATTTCTTTGTCTTGATACATTAAAGTTTGACTGAAATGTAAAGAACCCGTTCATAGATATATTTACTTGGTCAAATGTTTGGTCATAAAAAGTAAAATCAAAACCAATATCTCTCATGCCACTCATTGAATCGTCTCCGAGATTAAGAGCTGTGCCTGAGTTTTGTATATTTATTATGCTTTCTGTACCAACAGTAAAAACTGGGTCGGTTGCCCAAACAGATGTCGTTAAAAATAATAGTGTGATTAGCCTGAACATATCTTGTGTTTAGGATATTTATTACAGAAGTCGCCTTTACGATATGCTTTTATTTCATACCCGGTAAGTTCTTTTTTAATGTCTTCCCAATCAGGTCTGTCTTCTGGATTTTGTTCCCATGCTATACGAGCTTCTTCACCTATCTTACCTTTATACGGGCAGGGACTACCGGCTTGCATCATCGAACGCCATACTCGAGCGTCCTCACAAAGTAATGCAACAGCTGCTACCTTCATCCCCATGTCGTAAAGACCTTTGCTAAGTTTCAAACGTTCGCAGTTATCGTCTCGTACACTTCTACCAGATGATATACCAAAGAACTGAGTTTGGACTGCTGAACTAGCTCCCGTGGTGCATAGGTCCTGACTATATGACATTATGGACGGAGCCACGGCACTCGGAGGAGGAGATTTAACTCTTTGTGTTACCTTTTGTGAACTATTACTTGTTGAGTTATTTGTATTCACATTTTGTGAAGTGTTGTTATTGGTGTTAAAATTTTGATTATTTGTTGTAACGTCAGAACTTGATGTCGAAATATTGTTGTTATTATTCGTGTTAGAAGTTGTTGAAGTGTTAACATTAGTGTTGTTATTTTGATTTGTAGAGTTGTTAGTTATCAATGAAGTGTTGTTAACATTTTGTGTTTGATTAACGGTACTTGTTACAACAGAAGTATTGTTGTTGGTATTTGTTGCAGTCGAATTAGTTGTTGAATTAATTGTCGTATTATTAGTATTGGTGTTATTTGAAACATTAGTGTTTTGATTGTAATTCGTATTGGTATTATTACTAGTAACAGTCGATGTAGTCGTAGTTGTATTTGTTATGTTGCTGTCCTCAGCTAATAGAAGACTGCTAACAGATATAACTGAAACAAATATTATAAAGAGATCTCGTAAAGTATCTTTCATTGTTCATTTCCTTTACTCTCCTCTCGCTCTGATTTACACACGCCCTGACACTTATAGTCAACAGATTTCTGTTCTACAGGCACTTCCTTGCAACATTTTTTTTCCTTTAATTTAAGCATAAGCTATAAAAGGATTAGATGCTAGTTGTTGTGATGTAGTATTTATATTAGCTAACCCAGGTAAACCTGACATAGATGTTGGTGTTCTTTGCACGCCTCTGTAATTTGCAAGATCTATAATACCACCACCTTCAGCTTGTTTTTGTCTAGCTAAAGCCTCTAAATCACCTAAGAGAGATGTGTAAAAATCTTTACCCGCATTTTCACCTTTAAATGTTTTTCTATAAATAGAACCACCATCTCTTGTAGACTGATCTCTGCCATCAAAATAATCTAATCTGTTTCTAAATCCTGTAACATCTCTGTTACCTATATTGTATGCAAGTCCATCTCTACCACCATAGTTAACTTGAATATCTCCTTTTAAATCAACACCATACATTTCTTCTAGTTGTTGTATTGCTGGAATAATTGGTTCCATTATTTGCATAGTTTGATCTACATTTTCTTGACTATATTTTTTACCTTCCATACCAAAACTTACAGGCTTAAACTCATCTAAGTCAATTGATGTATAACCAGTTTTATTAGAAGGTTTTTTGTTGCCTAATAAACTAGCAACTAAAGCAGCACCAGCTAACCACGGTGCAGCAGTCGCAAGACCTGAGAAAGCTCCAATACCTGACGCTCCAGCTCCTGCTAAAGTTCCAAGACCTGATGCTAAAGACGGATCATCTAAAAACTCATTAAGAGAAAACAAACCACCAACAGTTCCAAGAACATTACCTATACTTGATATACCAGAGCCAGCAACATTAGGATTACCAAATAAACCAACCCCATCAGCACCAGTTAAAAATTCTCTTGGCGTGTTAAAAAAGTTTCCTACTTTATCAAAAAAACCTGTTTCTCCAGCAGGAACTACTTTTCCATCAACAACTATTTCTCCAGATTTTGGATAAGGTGCGGTAGTTGATCCTATTTTATTTACATCAGTAGCAGGTATAAGATTTCCTGCACTATCAAATGTAGGATAAGGGTTGCTTGATGTTCCAAACTTACTTAACTCCGCAGCAGATACTTTTGGCCCTGTTTTAAATAAACTACCAAGACCAGAACTAGCTTTATCTAAATCTTTTATTACTGGCATTCCAAAGGTTGGTAATCCTAATGCATTTAAACCTGTCCCTACACCAGAAGTAATAGCACCAAGTTTTACAATATCTCCTATCATTGCTCCAGTTGAAGGTTGTTTTGATGCACCGCCTACATCATAACTTTGCTGCCCTATAGTATAGTTGCTAGGGTTTCCTGGAGTTCCTACAAAAGATATACCACCAGATGGTGTCATTGTAGCAGGTAAAGCACTTGGTCTTTTAGAGCCACTTCCAACTTTATAACTAACAACAGGTGAAGCATACCCATAAGAAGGTATACCACTTAAACGACGACTACCCCCACCGTATCTTGGTAAAGAAGCAGACTGATAACCAAAATCCTCTATGGTCCTTCCTGTTCTTGGTGGTTGAATTAATCTAGCCATTATCTTTGTCCTTTTTCTGCTATTGCTTGTGTATCTGGATTGTTACCAGCTAAAGCTTTTCTTCTGTTTAATTCACTAAACACATCAACATCTTGTCTAAAGTCTTGTACTTTTGGTAAAGGTGTTGAACTTCTTACAGCTCCAGGTATAGCTGTAATAGTTTCTGATAAAACTCCTCCTAAATCAGAGATACGATCAGATATATTTTCACGACTAGGTATAAAAAGAGATTCAGGTTTTGCAATTCTTTTTAATCTATCTGTTGTTTTTTGATTAGACATTGCACTATATTCTTCTGGCTCATCACCTTGTTCTCTAATCATATTTCTAGCAGTGTTTGCTAAACCTACATTATACATAGTTAATAATTCAGATAAATTAGCTTTATTAGGATTAAAGTAATCTGCCGGATTTGTTTTAGTTGCCCATCTTGGATCCGCTAATGCTTTTAAAAACCACTCTGAATTTAACATCTTAGCATAGGCCCTTATAGTCTGATATTGTGCTGCTAAACCAGCTCCAACTGCTAAAGGTATACTGCCTGTTAAAATACCTACTGGTAATGCAGCAAAAGCTGCGGCTAAAGTTTGAGCTATTAAAGCTCCGTTATTTCCAATTTCCCATTTTCTTACTTTATCAAAAGTGTTTCCTAAACCTTGAATAATTTTATATGGATTTTTAAATTTAGACTCACCAAACAACATGTTAAATCTTTTTGGATCATCGCCAAATTGTTTTACAAATCCACCAGAAAGAGTATTGTTTAAATCTCTACTATTAATAACTTCGTCAACTTCATCTGCATTTTTTCCGAGAGCTCTTGTTAAACTTCTTTCTAAAATGTTTTGTTGTAAATTTGCTTTTTGATTTTTTGTTAATTTTTCTAATACTCTTTCTACATTCTGTGTGCTTGTTGTTGGATTTAAAAATTGAGTTACAAATTCATCAATATCTGGACCATCGTTTAATTTAAATCCATTTTGTTTAATTCTATTGAAAAAAGCATCACTTGTTAAAGCTACCTGTTCTTCCATGTTTTTATTAAATAATTTAACATTATCTCTTACTTCTTTAAGACTAGCAGTTCCTGAAGTATTGGGATCGGCTAAAAATTTAAGATTTTGATCAAATAAACTTTTAATTGCTTGTTCAGTTCCTACTTCAAAATCACCAGCTCTCATTGCTGAATCTGTTATAGTGTCAAGATATTGTTTTAAATCTAATAATTCTTTTGCTCCGTCTTTTCCAAAAATAACTTGTAACGTAGAATCAGCTGTTCCTTGACCATTGTAACCATATTTTGCAATAACATCTGAAACTTGACGAATAGTCGTTTGTCCTTGATCCACACCCATTTCTTTTACTATCTCTTTACCAAATTGCTCTTTTATACCTTGTTTTAACTCTTTAGGATTTGCTTGTGCTAATTTATTTAACAATATTTCATCTTGCTTTCGTAATGAAGTTCTTCCTTTAGTTACTTCAGTTTGAGCAGTCTTACTTACATCAACTGTTTCTTCTAATACATCTTGAGCAATTTTTTGTTGGCCTTTAGCTAAAGAAATAGGTTGTTCGATAACATCTTTAATTATTTCATCTTGTCCAAGAGCTGCTGTTTCTGGAGATGTTTTTAACATTGACCTATCTCCTCTTCTTATTACATCTCCTGTATAGTCTATAAAACTTTCAACAACTTGAGGACTGTCAGCTTGTTCTTTTAAAACATATTTAAACAAATTTTCAATTGGCATTTTACCTTCGGCAACTTTTTGTGAAGCAACTCCTAGACCAAACTCTTCAAAAGCTTCAAATGCTTTTCTATTATCAATAGTAATATCTAAAGTTTTAGCAACGTAATCATCTAAAAGATTTAAACCATCCATATAATCTTTAGGTTTATATGTTTTCCCTATTTTTCTCTTTGCAGGCACTGCTTCTATTCTTTTTCCTCCACGAGTTATTTTTGCTGGTGTTCCAGGAGTAACAATATCAGGTTCTTTTTTTGTAATAACTTTTCCTTTTTTAGCTAAATCAACAGCAGAAGCTAAAGCAGCATTTGCTACATCAAAATCTTGAACAGCTGAGTCCCATAAATTTTTTACAGGAAAATTTATACCATCATTAGCTGCTAATGTTATTTTTCTCATTTCCTGTATAACTTCATTAACTTGTAATGGAGATAAAAGAATTTGTTGATCTGCCATAAATTTATTATTTATAAACTCACCTTCAGTGTTGTAAAGTTTTGCAAAAGTTCCTTCTCCTACATTTCTTAATGGAGTTGTTTTTTTAAATTTTTGAATTTCTGTTAAAAGACTATCTGGTGATATATATCTAATTCCTTTTTCTTTATCAAACATCATTGCAAAAACAGGAACTTTTCTTTTTCCAACTTGAGCTGAAATAACATTTATGTTTTCATTAGCGGTGCTTTTAAATGTGTTATTTAAGTAAGTAGCAAGAAGTTTATCTGTTGGAGTTAAACCTCTTTTCATTACTGGCATTTTATTAGGGCCAACAAAATCAAAAAATTTACTAGCTTGATTTTGTAAGTCTTGTGGAGTTATTTCATCAAATAAAGGCATAATTTTTTCAAAACCTTTTCTTGCTGCTCTTTCTCCGACAGTAATAGCTTCTGTTGAACCAATTGCTACATTATCTTGTAGTGTTTTAAATATAACACCAGCATCCTCATCAAGTTTTATCGTACCTTTTTCTAAACCCTTTAAAGTATTATCTAATATACCTGCTACATTAGTTACAACATTGTGACGAAAACCTTTACTTGCATCTCTAAGTTCGTTTGCTTTTAAACCTAAAGCATCTTGCATAGATTCTACTATGTCTTTATCAGTAATTTTTGCATATTCTTCAGGCGTTAAGGTTTCTTCAAATTCCTTTCTTAATGCTTTTGCATTTATTTCTGATCTTTTTGTTTGTAAACCTGCAATTTGTTCAGCAATTCTTCCCATTCTTGCTCTTAAATTTTTATTATAAAAAGGTTCTGAGTATGGATTTGGTCTATATCCTCTTGATACAAAGTCTTTGTAACTATCTTTAGCAGGAGTTGGTTCTACTCCTTTTGATACTCCCTTAGACCAATCTTTATAAGCATCTTCTCCATAAATAACTTTTGCTTGTTTTTTGGGACTAGCTTTTAAAATTCTTCCAACACCCTTTAACAAACCAAGAGTTGCAAGATCGCCTCCAGCAGCCCAAGCCGCTTCTTTTAATCCTCTTCTGTTTACTTCAGCAGCTGATTCTTTTTGTATTCCTCTCATCCATTGTTGTGCTTCATTTAATGCATTACCAGCATAAGCACCAGCTCCAGAACCTGCTACAGCTAAACCTATAGTAGCTAATCCAGCAATAGGAGCGGAGACAGGTAATGTAGCTATAGCAGCAGCTCCTAAAGCTAAACCACCAGCAAATCCAGCAATTGAACCTCCAGTAGTATAACCATACTCACCTAAGAAATCTAAAAAGTCTTCAGCTTCAAATTTATCTGAATCTATTGCAAGTAAATCATTTGTAGCTGTAATACCTAAATTTTTTTGACCTTCGGGAGTTAATAAAAAATTACCTAACTTATCAACAACATAACCTTTATCACCTGTCATTTTATTTAAGTAAGCTACTTTTTCATCAAAATTATCTGTTTGACCAAAAAATGTTCTTAATCTTTTTCCTTGTATGTAACCTATTGGATCTTCTGTGATAGTTGCTGTATTACCCACACCTGTTTTGTAATCAGCTCCTCTAAAACGACCTGTTCTTGTAAAAACACTTAAAGGTTGATCCGCTTCTTTTTTTAAAGTTTCAGCACGTTTAGTTGACTCTATAAAATCACCACCAATTTTATTTCTTAATGCACTTTCTTCAGCAGGTGTCAGTTGTTCACCAGCTTGTTTAACTTGAAAAGTTTTGCCATCAAATGATTTATAAAATTTTACTACCATTTTAACCTTGCGTTAAATCAATACTTTCATATATGTTTTCAGTTTCATCTGTTTCTTCAAATTGTAAAGCACTTGATTTTGGAATTGAAAAGGCTCCCCCACCTTTTTGTAATTGATTTAAAACAGAACGCTCTATATCTTTTATGTCTTCAAGATACCCTGATGATTCTCCTTGGGCATATAAACTTTGTAACGCAGAGTTAGCATTTCTAGAAGGAGCTTCAAAAATATTTATTAACTGCTCTAACGCTAATTTTGCTCCAGCTACATCTGTAAATGTTCCTAAAACATTTACAATGTCATCAGCTCTTTTTCTGTCAGCGTCGGATATTGTTCTGTTAGATTCTCCGAGAATAGTTGTAATATTTTGAGCCGTAAATCTTTTTGCCCACCTTGCAATAATTTCAGGTGTAGGCATTATTTGATTTCCATTTTCGTCAAAAGCTATTCTTTCAACACCAGCAATAGCTGCAATTGATCTTGATAAATCATTTACTCTTTGAGCCAAACCAATGTTATCTGCACTAACTAAATCTTTTATCATGCCAATTTCTTCTTTAGATTCTTGAGAATAATTTTCAGCTTGATATATCTCTGTTATAATAGGGGCTAAATTAACATCAGGAACATATTTAACTTCTCCTGTGTTTTTATCTTCTAACATTCTAACTCTAAATTTTAAATTATCTTTACTTCCTCTTGAGTAAAGACCGCTAATTTCTACAGGAACAAAAGTTTTATGTCTAAAGTTATTAGGAACTTGTTCTTCTGTTTCTATTAAAACTTTTTCTTGCACTGGTTTAGATTCAGCTACCTGCTGTTGTGTTCCTGGCATAGGAACTCGACCAGCAAGAATAGCTTTTCTCATAAACTCTTCTTCTCTGTCTATATCATCGCCTCTTATTTCTTTTGCAAGCTCAGCTGGGCCTATTTCGTAATCACCAGTTCTTGTTAACTCAAGAACTTCTCTTTGAGTTAATCCAGTGGGCGTTAAAACAAAATCATTTTGTCCTTTATCACCAAAACCAAATCTTGATTTATCTTTTCTTCTGTAAGAATAGAAATCTCTTTTATCTGCCTCTGGTAATTGTGATCTTAATTGTTCTGCTCTTGTTGCCATTACAGATGCATTTCTTCTTGCTTCTTCACCTAAAAAACTTCCATCTCTAGGAGAGGCCATTCCACGAGCAGCTTGCAGTTCTAATTCTTGTATTCTATCCCTCATATCTTGTTCTTCATTTCTTCCAAAAAATCCTGAACTTTTTGGTGTACCTATAGTATCTCTTGCTTTTTCAAGATCTTTATTAAATCTGTCATCAAAAGGATTTTTGTCAGAAAACTTTGCACTAGCTGGAGCTTGTTGAAATTGTTGAATATTTAAATCTTTAATAGTTTCTAAAGCTTCTCCACCACGACCTACGTCTTGTTTAAATAATTCGTACAACAAGACATTAGTTTCAGGAGAATCTTCTAAAGGAATTTTTTCTCCTTTTACTGATACATAAAATAAATCACCTGTAGTAGCATCAGTAGCTGTATTTTCTTTTATCCATGATTTAAAATCATCAACATCATCAAATTCTTTAATTTCTTTTTCATTAACTAATTCTTGTTTTTTTGGTTTTTGTGATTTTACATTTTTCAAATCAGATGTTAATGCGTTTAAATCTTTTTGAATGCTGTCAGGAGATAATACAGGGTCTTCTGGGATAAAAGGATTATTTAATCCTTTAGCTCTAGCTGTTCCTAAAGCAATGTTATTTTTTGCTTTATCACTTGTTAAACTTTGATTTAGTGCAAGCAACCCTAATCCACCAATACTAGAAGGAGTAGGTAAAATAGGACCAGAACCTTGCAACATTCTTAGCATAGAATTTTTTGGTTTTATAATTGGTGGGTTGTTCATTTATTAACCTCCAAACCAACTTAATGGATTAAAATTAAAACCTCCAATACTATTGCCCGCTGGAACGGCACCAAGAGTTGATCGGAAAGGACTTGGCATAGCTGCTTGTTGTTGTGACAATCTCATTGATTGACCAGAGCCCATATAATTTGGACTAGCAAACTCAGATAGATAACTTAATCTATTGTATGGTTCCATAGCTAAATTGTAAGCATTTTGTGTTTGAGCATCTAATACTGCTTGCTCATAACCTCTAGCTGTTTGACCCATACCCATTAATTGTGAGACATCATTACCTCTAAAAGCTTGTTCTATACCACCAAGATTTGTCATTGCACCACCAAGGCTTTGAATACCACTTGGAACACCCATTAATGCTGTTCCTGTTCTTAAATAATTTCCACCAACATTACCAACATTGGAAGATAAATCATTGAGTAAACCAGCAAGTCCAGAACGAGCTTGACCAAAACCTTGACCTAAACTAGCCATAACAGGAGCTGCACCTCTTAAAGCTTGTTGTTCTAAATTAAATTGTCTTTGTGCTTGATCATATGCAGAAGCTAAACCTTGGTTTAATAATTTACTTCTTTGTTCTTGTTTTGCTTTCTCTAACTCTAAACCTAAAAGACCTGCCCTAGCAGATCCTCTTAGACCACTTTGAGCTGCTCTAGTATTTAAATCTGTAACTTGTTGATCGTAAAATTCGTCAATATCTGTTAATTGATCTTGAATTACATTTTGCATGTAAGGGTTCATATAATAATTTGCAGCATTATTATTAAAAGAACCAAGACCAGCTTGTAGCATATTCATACCTTCGTATATGCCACGTTCTGTTGGAGCTAAACCACTACGAGCTAAATTAGCTGCATCTCTGTAACCACCTACTGCTTCATTATAATAAGGAACAGATTCTCTTATTAAAGCTCCTGACTCTGGATAATAGTCAGCAGCACTTTCAAACATTTCTGCACCCCTCCTTAAATATGGAAAGTACGATCCAACTCCCCCAGCAGCAATGTCAATTGCACTTTGCTCTAGTGGATTAAAAGGTGCTATTTGACTTACAATAGCTTCTATAGGAAGCGGTTGTCCTGCAAAACCCATAGCAGTGTTAAAAATGTATTCTCTTAAAGCTTTAAGATATGGGTCGTCTAAAGTTTGAACAACTTGACCTGCTGTTTGTCCTGTAGTAGCGGATGGAGGTGTAGACATTAACCTTCTCCTTGTAGTTCGTTCATTAATGCGTACATTTTTCTTACGCCCTCAGCTCTATCTCCGTCGCCCATACCTCTTACAGCTTTAGCTGTCATTACAAATTCACCATCGGATAATCTTGCTGGTATTGAATCACTTGTTCCTGTTCCTGGTCCACTAGCTTCTCCACCATCTCTTAAATCAACACCTCTACCTTTTAAAATATCTGCATATGTTAACTTGCCATCGTTATTTAAATCTGGAAAACTTTCGCCACCTTTAGCAAAGCCAGCTATACCTCCTTTAGCATAACCTTTTCTTGGAGCATATTGCGGATATATAGAACCTGTATCATATGTTTGAAAACGACCACCAAACTGTTTTTGAACATCCGCTCTTGCTTGGTCTTCTCTTCTTTGATAATCACTTTTACTTCCTCTTATAATATCTTTAGGCATTGCTAGTGCTTCAATAAGCATCATAAGATTTACATCTTCTGGTTTTAACTTCTTTTTTCTTTCAAAAATACCAGAACCTTTAGTTGTTTTTAAGGTTCCATCGTCATTGTAAAGTTTTTTATATTTTTTTATTAATTCAACATCATCAACACCACCAAAACCATAAGATTTTTTAATTGATTCTTTATTTGGGTTTGATGCTAATGCATCAAATGTTCTACCTGCTCTTTGATCTATTGGACTTGCTCCAGCTAAAGAACCAATACCTCCTCCTAAAAATTGATCAGATATATAGTTTCTCATCATTCTATCTTGCATTGCAGCTTGTTGATCCATTCCTAAACCACCCATAATCTTGCTTTGGATATACATATTACCCAAATTTCCTAAATTAGATGGATTAGTTAAATTTTGAATACCTGATGTTACTGGACTTAGAGCTGAGCCAATCACTTGTTCAAAAAAATTCATTACGATGTCACCACTGTTACTGTTCCTACGGAACTTGTTAAACTCAAACCTGTTGGATAAACCACAGGTAAATATAAATTTCTCCAAGCATTGCCGTCGTACGCTTGGTGTACTTCCATCGTTGTATTAAATATTAGACCACCTGGACTAAATTTTCTACCATTTCTTTCGGTAGTTGTGTAAGAAGGTACCACATTTAAATCCAATTGAAAAAGGTTTTGTTCTAATGTACGCACCATTCTGTTTAATTGTTCAGCATCTATGTTGCCTTGTGTAAAACGAGGCAATGATGAGAAGGCCTGTCTAATGTCATATCGTGGCATTATTGTCTCCCATCTGGCTTAACATCGAGTCGTGTAGAGCCCAATCTCCAACCAACTCCGAGACGATTAGCATTATTATTACTTCCGTCATTAAAACTAGAAACATTCAAAGAAAATTGTCTTCCTCTTCCTCTTATGTTTTTAACTTGTGTTTCTGCATCTACAGGAATAGTAGCATCAGCTACTAATGTTCCACCCGGTGCATCACGCATTTTTACAATTAAATCAACAGTTTGCGGACCAGCACCGTCTGTTCCTATAAACTTAAAGTCTGGTATAACTCGACTAACAAAAGAAAATTGTTCGCCGTCACCTATATCAATATCACCTGATTGTATAGATACATTATCCATAGGAGCTCCGTCATCATCATAACCCACCTCGTGAGCATAAACATAACCTGGTGAACTACCACCAGCTGCTCTTGGTTTTTGATAAATGCCGTAGTCAATCCAAGCTGTTCTTTCCATTTTACCTATAGCCCATGTTCTTTGCACATAGTTATATGTAACATACCTATCAATCTCATTAGAACCAGCAGAAGGATAATACCATCCTACTTCGTCAAAAGTTTGATTAGAAAAACCAAAAATCTTATATCTTTCATCATAGTTAATATCATTAAAGACATATTCTTTTACAGTACAAGGCAATGCTTGAACAGAACCTGTGTAAACATAGAAATTAGATTTATCCATCCAAAATGTTGCATCGGCTCCATTGACCGCTGCATTTGGACCTAGTATCGAGGGACCCCTTGCGAGGAGAGAAGTGGTAAAGGGCAGGGGTCCCCCTACGAATCGCAATGAAAACAATGCGATATCGGTCCATACTAATATTTCCTGACGAGTCTGTAGCCCGCCAATAATCTCAGAACCTAGATTTAACTCAATCTGATCAGCTGTAGATGTTCCGTCTGTTCGTATCTGCCAATCAACTGCACTGTTTTGGTTAGAAATTGCTATTATCATTGGGTCTATTGTTCCTGTTCTAGAAGCACCAGAAATAGGATCAACGCCTAATGCAATAACATGGCCGTCTCTTTCCGAGACAATAACTTGATTTGCTTTTGTTGGAGCTAAGATTGCTCCTGCATCAGCAGTAATATTTGTAGCACGAGTATTTGTGCCTGCACTCTCGTCCCACTTGTAAATACCACCGCCTCTATAATTCATAATAAGGTCTTCACCGTAATTATCTTGATTCCATAATCTAAATGAGTCGCCTGTTGCACCAAAACCCCAAGAACCAGCATTCCAAGTACCAGAGCCCCATCCACCTAAAAGGTTTTGTAAATCTTCTCCAACAGGTATTTCAAAAGCAAATGTTAAACTACCGCCTGTATTAGAAGTAGAACCATTAGCTTGAGTAGTAACTGTTATATTAAAGTTATTAGCATCAACAACAGCTACAGCATGATTGGCATTAATTTCTGCTATTGGAATACCATTAACAGGAGCTGACAAACCAGAGATAGTTACAAAATCTCCTGTAGCACAACCATGACCTGTAACAGTAAATTTTACAGTAGTTGTTCCATTTGTAGTCATAACGTCTGTAGCTGATACTGTGGATCGTAATGGTGTAATATCATAGAACACAGCTTGATTTAATACATAAAATTTACGATTAGTTCCTACACCTACGTATTGATTGCCGTCAAAGTCAGACCATTCAAACAATGTACGACAACTACCTAAAAAAGAATTTTGCGAATACTTTTCCCATCCACCTATCTTTTGTGGAAGACCTGATTGAAAACGAACAAGGTTGCCGTCTGTCCAACCACCTTCGTCTGTATAATCTGTTGTCTCTTTGTTTATTCCAGGTCTGAAATTAAATTTCGCTAACGGCATCTTGTAATTCTTCCACTTTCTCTTGCAAATCGTCTATTTTCCAAATTGCTTCTTTCAAAGCTTGAGTAAGTAAAGGAACCAGCTTAGATAAATCTAATTGCTGTAAGATTGGTGCGTCTGTTATTGGATCAACAGCGTCCTTGTCACCGGTAACTGCATTAGGTACTACAGCGTCAACTTCGTGAGCTATAAAACCTTCGTGAACATCATCTTTACCTATAAAAGAATAAAGAAGTGGATCTAACTCTAAAACTCTTTCAACAGCATCTTCTATTGTACCAAGTTTGTTTTTAACTCGATAATCAGAGGTTGTATTAAAAGAAGCGTTAGCTCCGTTGTTACTAATAGAGCCTACAGTTGTAGCCCCATTTAAAAATGTAATATGTTGTATACCTGAACCTTGATAACTTTTTAAGGTAGTATTTGTGTCTATGTAAGCACTAGCATTTGCATTTTGTGATGTACTTGTTATGCCACCAAAAAATATATTACCAGAAGCATCTATTCTAACTCTTTCTGCTGTACCGCCTGTTACAAATGCTAATTGATTAGTTGTTGACTTAATATTATTGCCGTCAATATTAACATTATCTACTTGTAAATTGGTTATAGGTGAATTAGCTCCTAAATTTACACCATCAATAACTCCTGAATCAATATCTACTTGATCTAAATAAGCAATTCCATCAATATATAAATCTCTAAATTTTTTAGAAGATGTTCCTATGTTAGCTGTATTTGTTACTTCCGGAATAAGACCATCTACTAA